TGCAATCAAAGTATCAAATACTGAATCACGAGCTTGTTCTTGCGTCTGTCCTTCTTGTTTATATTTCTGATACAGCCCTTTAAAACTGTTGACATAGAATGGTATCTCTTGATCATCAACACCAAATGCTTCTTGTAATAGGGCTGGAAGTTTGGCATCTAGTTCTGGGTCTAGAGTAAATTCTTCTGCAAACTTACCATATGCTGTAGTACCTGGTTCATCCCCTTCTAATATATATGACTGTGGTCTAAGTGCTTCACCTACTACATCAAAGAATCCATCGTCGGGGTCTGGAATAGCCTGTGGCATACTAGGTCTAAACATGCCTTCGTCAGATACTGCTGCTTCTTCAAAAGTACCGTACCCACCTGTAAAAGAAGTAGAAAACAATCCTTGTGTAACTTTGTCTATTTCTTCTTGAGTGTATTTCTGTTGACCAAGCGCATCTGTTTGTCGCATCATAGCAACTTGCAAAGCCTGTTCTGCTTGAATAGGGTCAGCTACAGACTTTGAAATAGTTGTAAGGTCTGCTGCCAACTCTGGATAAATCTTCTTGAGTTGCTTTATTTGGTCATCTGTTGACATTTATCACCTTTCATTCATGTAGGCTAAATACATTAAATCCAAAAACTCTTGTGCTTTTTTGCGTTGAAGTCTATCTGATATATTTGTAGCAATCTGCTTTTGTGCATTTTTATACAAACCATCTGCTTCTTCTGCTTTGCTTTCTTGATTGACTGGAAACAAACTAAATACAAGTTGTGCATTTTGTTCTTTTAAGCCACGTACATCTCTAGAAAGCGCAAAGTAATCTCCTCGATTTTCGGATTGATTCTTCTCTACCAGTCTTTGTTGCCTTGCTTTCTTTGGATCAAGTACCTTTTCAAGTTGTTTAAGAATACTTTTCTTTACTTTGAGATATGCTGGATTGGTTGGACCAAGTTCTTGTGCCTTCTCCATAATCATTTTCAATGCCAACTGTTGCTTCTCTTGTGCTGTACCAAACTTTATTGGATCAAACATAGATGCCATAGAAGGCTCTCTTTGTTCTTCTGATTGCAACATAGTGTTGTAGATGTCACGTATGTTTCGTGTTGGTGTTGGTAGTGGTGCTGGTGTTGGTGAAGGAGCTGCTTGTCTTTCTAGTTCTAATTCACGTAAACGATTGCCTATTTCTGTTTCCATTGGTTTTGGCTGTATAGGTGAACCAACAGATGTTTCTGCTTCAACTGGTGGTCTATATCCACCAGTTGCCATACCTACACGACTAGGTAGTGCATCCATTGCCCTATCGCCTAAAGTAGGTTGTGGCGTAATCCGTTCGTCTAGACCTTCATCATAAAACTTAGGCTCAATACCGCCCAATGATTCTCTTGGTCTATCTCCTTCAACTACCCCATATGTCGGCTCAGACATTGTAAAAGGTATACTTGCACTTGGTTGAACACCTAAGGCATCCATTTCTGCTCGTCGTTCTACTGGTTGCTCTACTGGTTGTCGTTCTACAGTAGGTTCTACTGGTTGTTCTGGAGGACGATAAGATGTACGTAAGCCATAGTCCTCACTTGCTCGTTGACGCATGCGGTTGGTTTCGTTAAAGTCTGGCATTGTAGGCGATTGTGCTTGCAACAACTGTTGCTCTAGACTTTTAATACGTGTTTCATATGGAGTTATTAGTTCGCTGTAATCTACAGAAGGGGCATCGGGCAACGCTTTTTGGTCTTTATATCGTTCTGTTCTTACTTGTGTACCACCACCAGCATCACTATCACCACCACCAGAACTTGTTTGAGTTTGTGGTGGCAATGCTTGTTCTTTGACAATAATGTTGCGCATGCCTTCTGTATTATTTATTTTTCTTGCTGCATTATATTCTCCACGAATCTTAACCAACCGATCTACTTCGTTTTGTCCTTCTTGTGCTGCTGTTACCATTGACTGTTGACTGTCTGACAATGTATCAAAGATAGTTTGTTGTTCTGCAGTATAAAATTCTGGATTCCTAGCAGAAATTAGTCCTTGCATTTTTGCTTTTTCAGCATCGTTTGCTGCTGCTTCTAATGTGTTTTCAGCAAACTTTTCATTGCTAGCAATCCTATCATCTAAGTACTGATTAAATTTTGCTCCACTCATTTCTTTTGAAGCTGGTGCTCTAGTAGATGATGTTCTTCCAGGACTAGTAGAACCCGTTGTAATTGTTTGTTTACGTCCTCTAGCCCTGTCAATCTCTGCTTTCAGAAGTTGTTTGTCTATATCGGTTTGTGCTTCTGATTGTTTAAGTTTAAGATTGGCTACACTTTCACGTGCTTCATCAATCTGTTTACGTACATCGGCTCTGTATTCTGCTAATGCTTTCTGTCTAGATTGATAGTCTTGGAACTCTCTATCAATTTGCCTTTGGGCATCTTGACGTGCTTGTTTAATCAGCATGTACTTCTGTTGCGTTACAAGGTCTGCCCAAGATTGTCCATTACTGGTTTTGCGAGGGTCACGTCCACTACCTGTGATGACATATACACCACGTCCACCTACTTGTTGAATAGCCATGTTATCGTCCTCCTAAATATTTATTTACATCTAATTCACCTTGTTTCAATGCTTGTAATAAAAACAAAGCATCTTCAGACAACTCAGGAGAAGGAGAAGGAGAAGGAGAAGGAGAAGCCATTCCAAGCATTTCTTGTTCTTCGGGGTTTATATTGTATTCTTCCGATGCAATCTGTTGTCTATTGGGACTTGCCAGTAGAGCTTGAGCAGCCTGTGTTCCGACTTCTTGTGCTGCTGCTATACTGCTTGCATTTTGTATTTGATTCTGACTCATTCCACGTAACATTCGATCCATACCCAACTGACCAACATAGGTTTCTGCACCGGCTTGGAATGGAGCTACAGCACCTTCAAACCTTCTACGTCTGTACTCAGCCTGTGCTGCTTCAAGGTCTTTTATCTCTTGCTCTTGTTCTGCTTGACGTGATAAATCCATACCTAGCACTTGCGATGCCAAGTCTGCTTCTAGACGTTGCCTTGACTCATCAGCCATCTGTTGACCTAGCAATGCCATTTGTGGTTGTGCAGTAGGCTGTGTGAGTCTTGCTCTTTCTGCATCTGCATACGATTGTGCCTGTTGACGTGTTCCACGCATCTGACCTTCAATGGCATCACGTTCGGCTTTCGTCAATCCCAACGCACCCATCTCTTGTTTGCGTTGCATTTCACGAAGTCTTTTCTTTTGATCACGTTCGTATCTACTTGGAATAATGTCTGGAAGTGCGCCTATTCCAGTACCAGCACCAGCAGCAAGTGCCATTTTTCCAGCCCCAAGTGCAGCACCAGATGTTCCGGCTGCTTTTGCTGCTAATAAAGCAGCCGTTGATAATCCTAAACCTACTGGCATTTCTCACCTACACATGAAAAGTTTCTATTGTAAAAGTTTGACAGTTGATATTACCCTTCTCTACCTTTGCATTGACTGCCACTGAGAACTTATATCTACCTGTACTTAATGTTAGCATACGAGTCATCATTATGCTTCTATGACCACATGCCGTACCTTGAGCACCTGGGTTAACAAACACAGCTCCTACAAAACCATCATAGTTTTCCCAAACATATGTTGCTGTACCTGGATAACGAGTAATCAATCCATCTTTTTCATAATACAAAAGAAACTTATTGTCCCATATTCCATTACCTGGACTACGAGTAACTGTACTGTTGGTTTGACCAAATGCTTTGGCATAAAATGTAATCATTACCTTTGTATTGTTTTGTGTAATAATTACTTCTGAACCAGTGTTGGCTAGTGTTTGGTAATGTTCAACCGTAGTGCTTGTTTGATTGTCGCTTTTAGTGGTGCTGGTGAACCAACTATATTCTTGTGGTAATCGTATTTTTGCCACACCTTGTATAGTCTTAGAAACAAAGTCAGCAGTTTGTACAGCAGTAATAAGACGAGGGGTAGCAATACTCTCTCCAACAACGGTATCAGTAGCCAAGTCCCCAGAAACGATTTCTTGATTGACATATTCTTTAAGTGCCTTTTCATTTGATGCGTGATTGTCTGCTGACAACACAGTGTCGTTAGCATACGTATATTGTTTAGTATAACCCATCAGTTCTCCACAATAATTACTTGTATGTGATTGTGCTGAATGTTAATTTCATTGCCAGCAAGTCCAACACAGGCTTGTAATTCAACTGCATCAATAACATTTCCAGAAGCTAGTGAATACATGCCACTAAATGCAAATGTAACGTAGTTCATTTCTAGTTGTGTTCCTGTGGCTTCTGTAGTGTAAGCTCCCTTTGGAGTAAAACTGTATGTACAATTTGCTACGTCAACAGTACTTGCACTACCACTACTATTTAAAGAAACTAGTAAACGAAAGGCATAGGTATTGTAGTTAATTTCTGCAAACGTTCCATCACCATCATCAGTATCTAAATCAACTGTAGAAATTAACCCACTAGCATGGAATCTAACAACTACATTTCCATGTGTACTGTAGTTAGGAGTAACTTTACTTTTTGTTCCACCAACATTCTCAATAGTTGTAAACGTTGTACTGGTTGTAGTCCAATCCGTTGTACCATCATAATCAAACGTGTACAAACTTGTAATACTGTTACTACTGCTAAAGTGTTTACGTTGTGCCCACTCAGTATCAAGGTTTACATCTTGTATTGTATCAGCAGCAACACTATCATATACAGCATTAAGTTCTGATGCGCTTGGTGCTTGTCCACCAACAAAGTATTGATTACCAATCTTACCCATAGTTACCTCTTAGTATTGCATGCCCAAATAGATGCACCATATATTTCCATTATAGAAATAGGATTATCTTCTACACTTAGTTCATCCACAGGATTTGTTGTGATTGTTTGCCAACGTAAATCTAGTTTAAGTGGTTGTGAACCAACAAAAAGTTTAAATGGAATACTTAAATTCGCTAGTCTTGGATATACTCGACCTGTTTCTGCAATCAATATATCGTTGCAAAAGATACCCCATCGACTCCACCAGTTCTTTGACCAAGGTAGCGCATCTTGATTGTTGTCCTCAATAATGTCAAAACCATGCCGAAAGTTAATGTCAAAACATCCATTTAAAGTACCACTTTCAGCTTCAAACTCTAATACTAAATCATTAAACGCATTGTCTATATCTCCTAAATTGTTCCATCCACTTGACCAACTGTTGTTTTGCAGATCAAAAGCAACCAATGGATAATGAATATTTACACTTCCTTCATACGTATTCCATCGTCTTACAAAGTGGTAGTCTTGTGTTTGCCCAACATGTTTAAAAGCATACACATTAGAAGTGCTTTGTGATGTTAGTGTTGCTGGTGCTAGTTTAAGTTTGTCTATTGTATCTACTGGAAAGTTCTGTCCATCCAATCTACCATTGTACTCACCAACAACTGTACGTGTGTTGTCGTTAATGTTTTCCGGCTTAACTTGGTCATGGTTCTTTTGACCTACCTGTGTAAATACTTTCATCGTGACACCCTAGTAGACTGGTTAAGTGCTGGCATAGCAACTGCATCAGACAACAGGTTAAACGATACCAGATGCCATTGTTGACCACTTGTAGTACGTATACCAAACTTAAACTGGTCACACAACTCTGAGTTTACGTCATATCGCAATGTGATCAACCTACCTTCTGCCAGTTTGCTTACATTCACCTTGAATGGCACTTTGGTTATGGTACGGTCTGTTGGTCCAAAAACTGAATCCTCATTCAGTGTATACACAGTTTCACTCTTTGCTTGCTTCTGTGTGCTGGTTGCGTTCTCTGTATACGAGTAGTCAATGCCATAGTAGAAGTCGAATGGGTTGTCACCATAGGACATTATCTGCATTTCTACACTGAAGTATCGTATCTTTACACTTTGGTCTTGATATGCGTACCATGCACTTTCCCAGTTGTGTCCTGGATGCGCTGTATTTGTCACTGTAAAGGTTGCATTGTCCCCAAACGAACTTACCGTAGCAGACTGACCCCAAAACGCATTAGCACTCATAACTTGTAGTGGACCAAACTTCTTTGTGGTTGCACTTCCAGCAATAGTCCAATTAGGGTCATTGCCCAATAGGAAGTACCCATTGACCGTAGTTGCCATTGCACTCCAATACGAGTTCTCTGGTGTCGTCACGTCTGTTCTAAATGACCACATGGGTGTTTGTGGCTCTAAGTGTAAAACAATCCCTGTGTCGGGTGTGGTGGCATCTGCACTTGGCCAATGAATCCACACTTCCTTCTCTCTGAAACTGTATGCAGCAACGGATTTGTGTATCATTGGACGATTCAGTTGTTTTAACTGCTTGTCTATTGGCTTACTTATTTTCTGTATCTGAATAGATGCTCCACCATTCAATCCACCTGTGAGCATCCAGACCCCTTGTTCGTTGAGGAATACCACACCCAACTGAGGAATAATGACAACAGCATTGGAAGCAGTAGTACCAAGTGAGTTTGTAATGGTACTGATGTTGTATGAACCGGCATCAAACGAAATAATGTTAATAGCATCTTCTCTAAACACAATAAGGTTGTTGTAAAATGCAACCAGCTGGGTAATGTCACCACCTGTTTGATTGCCTAAGTCAAAGTAGTTCAATGCTCCAAACTGCTCAAAGATACCACCATCTGAGTACACAATACGTGCACCTTCTGCCAACCACAATCTATTGTCCCATACTTCCCCAAACCGAAAGTTGGTTGTAATAGGTGTACTGGCTGTAAAAGAAGGGGCTGTATCAACTAGAAACTTGTCGGGAAGTGCATCTATAAAGAATCGACTACTGTTTTCGTTAATCTGTGTAACGAAGTAATACAGTTCACCATTGTTGTTTATTTCTTTGGTCCTGTATATTCTACGAGCAACTACACCTTCTTGTCCTATGGGTAAGTCTAGGGCTACACCGTATCTTAGTTCTGGACTACCATCTGGTAAAGACCACGTTACACTTTGGACTGCACTTAATGGAGCTTCAGCACCTAAGTCTGTAATCATCGACATTTTGTAGTTGTATACATACGTAACTTGTTCAACATCACCATCAGTATTAGTTACAATGTCTCCCAATCCATACTGACTATTTTTACCAAAGTATACAGCAGCACCACCACTAAGAACTTCACCATCTTGATAGCCTGTGTCTACATCTAGTGGATTACAACTTGGAGTCTGCAATACAAAACCAAAGTCACGCCATACTCTATCACCACTAAACAACAGTGCTCTATCTCGACCATTGATAATTAATAGATTGTTTCCCAGGTTGATAAACTGAGAACCAATATCACCCAACTTGGGAACGTGACGATTACTATC